GAATAAAATAAAAGATTACATAACCTTGTATGACCATTGGGGTAGCCATTCAACAGAAGACTTATTAAATAAAATTCGCTACATGGTTAAAGGTTTAGATTGTAAAGTTATATTCTTAGACCATATCTCAATAGTTATTTCAGGATTACATGATGGAGATGAGAGAAGATTAATAGATAATACAATGACAGAGTTAAGAAAACTTGTTGAAGAAGTTAAATGTGCAATGTTTGTAGTATCACATTTAAAAAGACCTTCAGGCAATCTAGGACATGAAGAAGGTGTACAAACATCTTTATCACATCTAAGAGGTTCACATTCACTTGCACAGTTATCAGACGCAGTAATAGGTTTTGAAAGAAATCAACAGTCTGAAACTGAAAGCAACATAATGATAGTAAGAGTATTAAAAAATAGATTTAGTGGAGAGACAGGTGTAGCGACAAGTCTTATTTATAATAAAGATACTGGTCGTTTATCTGAAAGTAATTTTGATGAATAATTTTCCTAAAGGTAAATTTAATATTATCTACTGCGACCCTGCTTGGAAATACGATAGTGGTTTTTTAAAAAGAAATTGGTCAAATAAATATCCAACAATGAAACCTGAAGATATTTATAATTTACCAGTAGATAAAATTGCAGATGAGAATTGTGTTTTATTTATATGGATAACTTACCCAAAACTATTAATTGGTTTAGAAGCAATAAAGAGGTGGGGGTTCACGTATAAATCGTGTGCTTTTACTTGGGTTAAGAGAAATAAAAAAGCTGATAGTTATTTTTGGGGTATGGGTCACTGGACAAGAGCAAACAGCGAATGTTGTTTTATAGCAGTAAAAGGAAAACCAAAAAGATTTTCAAAATCAGTACACCAAATAGTAGATTCTAAAATTCAACACCATTCAAAAAAACCCGATTGCGTTAGAGATAGAATTGTAGAACTTTGTGGAGACCTTCCAAGAATAGAATTGTTCGCTAGAAATGTAACTAAAGGGTGGACAGTTTGGGGAAACGAAGTAAATGAATGATGCAATGCTTACTAAATTTATATTAAATTATTTAGTTAATAAACCTGAGTATTTAAAATTATCAGGTAAACAACAACGAATAGCGTTTGAAACATTTAAAACAATAATGACTGCTATTTATCAATCAATAAGGCATGACAATATTTTTCCAGTAATAGTTTGTGGAGATTTACAAGCTAGGAAAGTTATTACAAAAGCATTGAAATCAGTAGAACCTTTTTTACCACGAATTGAAAAAATTACTGTTCACTTAGTACAATAAATATGAAACTTATATTAGACCTTGAAACCAATGGTTTCTTGGACAAAGATAATTTAGTAATTCATTGTATAGTTTGCAAGGATATAACGACTAACGAAGTCTACACATATAATCCTAACACTATAAATGATGCACTAGAGTTACTAAACAAAGCTGAAGTTTTAATAGGACATAATATTACTGGCTTTGATATACGAGCATTAAAAAAAGTATTAAATTATAATTTTAAAGGTAAGTTATTTGATACGTTATTATGTTCAAGATTAATATGGACTAATAGACTTGAACTTGATTACAAATATAAACAAATGCCACCTAAACTTTTTGGTAGACATTCATTAGAAAGTTGGGGTTATCGAGTTGGTTTACGTAAAGGTGATTATCAAGAACATTCAACATTTGATGAATACAATCAAGACATGTTAGATTACTGTGTACGTGATGTAGAGGTAACACATTTATTATTTAATGAAATATTAAGAACTAATTATTCTGAAGAAGCAATTACTTTAGAACATAAGTTTGCTTATTGGATACAAAAGCAAGAAGAACAAGGTATTAATTTTGATGAGAGGTCTGCTGAGACCCTTCATTCAATCCTTACAAAGAAAAGATTGGAGATTAGCGACAAGCTATCTTTAGTCTTTTCTGAATGGAAAAAATCTACAGGTTTCAAAACATATAAAAGAGATAATATTAAAAGAGGAATAAAAGCAGGAGTTCCTGTTGAACAATTCAAAACTGAAATATTTAATCCAAATAGTAGAGACCACATAGCAGACAGACTACAAAAAGTATTAGGGTGGTCGCCTAAAACATTTACAGCAACAGGAAAACCTGAAGTGAACGAAAAAATATTAAAAGCACTTCCGTATCCTGAAGCAAAACTATTAGCAGAATATCTTATGATTACAAAAAGATTAGGACAGTTAGCTGATGGTGAACAAGCATACTTAAAATTAAACAAAAGAGGAAAAATTTATGGAAAAATTATTACGAATGGGGCTTTATCAGGCAGGTGTACGCATCATCACCCCAATCTTGCACAATGCGTTAGTAGTGGTTCGCCATTTGGTAAAGAATTTCGTGCCTTATTTACTGCTCCTTCCGATATGGTTATGTGTGGCATTGACTTTTCTGGTCTGGAGTTGCGTGTGTTGGGTCATTATCTCAACATATATGACAATGGTGATTTTTCACGAAAACTTTTGGAAGATGATATACATACCATCAATCAACAAGCTACAGGATTACCCACACGTGCTAAAGCTAAAACTTTTATATATGCTTTCATTTATGGAGCAGGAAATGACAAACTCAGTCAAATCCTTGAAGTCAATAATGCAGAAGCCAAAAGAGTAAGACAAAAATTTGAAACGTCTTTACCTGCATTAAAAACTTTAACTACTACAGCTAAAAATAAATTTAGACAGGCAGGTTTTGTAAAAGGTCTAGATGGTAGAAAATTAATTCCAAGAGCAGAACATTCAGTTTTAAACACACTTATTCAAAGTTGTGGTGCTTTATTAGTAAAGCAAGGAACAATCATATTAAACGAAGAACTACATAGACATGGTTTTGTGTGGGGTAAAGATTATGCAATGGTTTTACATGTGCATGATGAAATGCAATTTTTAGTTATTCCAAAAAGATTAGAAGAATTTAAGAAGGTAGCAAAAGGTATGTTCAAAAAAACGCAAGACCATTTTAATTTTAAAACAGAATTAGATGGTGAGATGAAGGTTGGACAGAACTGGAGTGAAACACACTAATAGGTTTGACCTTGACCTAAAGTTTGGTCAGAGTAAAGAAAACGAACTTCAAATAGCAATAGAAGGACAAGTTGAATGTAAGGCAGATAGATTAACTGTACGTACAGGCAACGTATATGTTGAAATAGAAAGTAGAGGTAAGCCATCAGGTATTATGGTTACCACTTCTAAATATTATGCCATTTGTCTTGTTGTTGAAGAAAGAAAAAAAGATATTTGGATTTTAATTCCAACAAAACTTCTTAAAAAAATAATGAAGAAATTTCCCATTAAAGCAGGTGGGGATAGATGGACTTCTAAAGGACACATCATACCAAAATGTGAACTACTTAATTTAGCAATCTAATGCAAAGTAAATTATTTAGTTTAATTGAAAGTCTAACAAATGTTTGTATCGGATTTGTTATTTCTATAATTGCAAACTTACTTATTTTTCCGTTGTTTGGTTTTTATCCAACTCTAAGTCAAGCAACCAATATAGGTATTATTTACACCCTTATATCAATTCTACGAAGCTATCTCCTTAGGAGATTATTTAACCTTATAAAAAAATGAAAAAATTATTAAAAACTAAAATCAAATTACCTGACATTGATGAGTACGACTTCCCACATAAATTTTATAAATGTTGGTGGTCAGATATAATCAGTGACAGCAGTTGGCAATCCTTGTCAGCAATTAAAAAATCTAAAACAGCAATCTGTATAACTATGGGTTGGTTAATAGATAATTCTAAAGGCAAATTTATTTTTGTCAGTGACCTTAACTTTAATGATGATGGCACAATTAATGAGGGTGGTAACTCAACAGTAATACCAAAATCAAACGTACTAAAACTAAAGGAGATAAAACTATGAAAACTTTAAATAGTTTTTTAAAAGATAAAAAGAAAACCATGTTGGTTGATGCTGACTTACTAGCATACAAGGTTACTTCTAAATTAGAAGAACCTATTGACTGGGGTAACGACCAATGGACATTACACTGTGACTTTGCAGTAGCAAAACAATTATATGTTCAAGCTATTCAATTCTATATGAAACTTACAAACTCAACACAATACATAAATGTGTGGAGTGATAGTATGAACTTTAGAAAAAAAATAGATAGTGACTATAAATCATATAGAAAAAATATTAGAAAACCTGTTTGTTATAAAGCATTAAGAGATTGGGTTGTAAAAACTTATCCAAGTAAAGTTTTTAAAAATTTAGAAGCTGATGATACTATTGGAATATTAGCTACAGGAGAATTTAAAGACAAAGCTATAATTATTAGTGGTGATAAAGACATGCGAACAATACCTGCATTTCACTGCTCTATGTTAGATAATCAATTAGAAAAAGTTGATGAGACATTAGCTGATTATAATTTTTGTACACAAGTTTTAACAGGTGACCAAACTGACGGATATAAAGGTTGTGTTGGTGTGGGTCATGTTAAAGCCAGTAGAATACTAGATGCTAAAAAGTCTCTAGAAGAAAACTGGAAAGTTGTCATAGAAGAATATCAACGTAATAAATATACAGTTGATGATGCTTACCATCAAAGCAGATTGGCAAGAATATTAAGAAATGGTGAATACAATATCAAAACTAAGAAACCGAAACTATGGAGTTACCAATATGCTAAGTATAGAAATACTGGACAAAGTAAAAAAAATAGTTAGTTCCGATAGAGCAAAACAAAATGGAGACATGGTAGAAAACCATGAAAACATAAGCAGACTATGGACTGGCTACTTACAAAATAAAACTAAATTAAATATTAATATACTGCCTGAAGATGTGGCAAATCTAATGGTCTTATTAAAGATTGCTAGAAGTCAAGGTGGTGCATTTAATATTGATGATTTTGTT